CAGATGGATACCTTAGTTATGGTGACGAAAAAGAAATAAGATATATAGGTAGAGCTGATGGATACGACCCTTACGGAGAAAACAATCATTGGCTTTTCCCTTTACCTACTGGACAGATAAAATTAGGATACAATCAAGACTTTATATTGGGTGGTATTGTTAGGAAATACTTAGAACAACCTCTTAATGCTCCTGATATTCTTTATGGCAATTCATCTCACGCTTGTTTAGTCTATTATATGGACAATAGCACTATGACAGCTAATGGGGCTAAAGGCTTTGATATGTTATACCTACCTATGCCAGAAGGCGAAGGTCAAACTGAACTCATACAGTATTTTAATGAAGACTATATCTCTGAAAACGATATTGTTGAAATTAACTGGTCTGTAAGAAATAGTGATGAACCCTTGTGGGATGCTTCATATTATGCAAAATATGCTGACAAGCCTAGTTCTTTAGAAGGCTTCCCAAATGACAACTTTTTTGAAAACTCATATTCTGTTACAGACGAATCAGAACAAGGCTGGTATCAATATCTTTATGGAGTTGACCTTATAAATAGTAATGGCGATATTGTAGATACGATTGCCTTAGATAGAGATTTTACCTCTATGGAGATTGACTTAAAAGACATAATAAAACCAAATGTCTACGCTTGGATTGACTTAGATGCTGAAACTGGTGTTACAACTGGTTGGAGCGAGCCAAACGAAAACTTAATACCAGACGGTGTTGTCAATTTAAGGAAGTTGTTATGGGGTAGAAAAGTAACAAGAACAGAATCTGATTACGCTAATATAAATTCTGAAAACAGTAGACCAATACAAATGGGTTCTTCAATATATGGATTATATCCTTGTTTAGGATATAATGTCCCTAAAGCATCTGCTGTAACAGGAGGGGTTCAAAGCTATCCTATTGGCGACGTGATGCACTATAAATATTATGAGCTTTCTGTTGATAATTTATTTTCATATAAAAATCCATACCTTTTAAATCCAGAAAACCCTATTGGTGATAATAACTGGGAAAGCTTATTAGTTAATCTTCAAAAGTTTGACTATAGTACATTAGACACGCCAGAAGAACAAAATAGGTTAGTCCTAGCTAAACACGATTCGGAGAAAAGCTATGTTACCAGTAATGACAACGCAGGCATTGTAGCATTTTACGGAAATCAAACAACAGAATTTGAAACATATTCTTTGACAGAGAATTTACCTTTTTCAGAAGATCATCACGCATATCAACTTTCAAACATAGTTACAAGCGGTATTGAGGCTGTTAATGGTGGGAACTGGATACCTATAAATAATATATTGGGTAAAAAAGATGCTGTAAAACTAGATTTGAGCTTTCAATCATTAAGCGGTGACGACATAATATTAGGTGGAGTGTACAGTAAGATAAGAGGGAAAATAACTGTTGAAGCTTGGAAAAGCCCTAGCGAAGAATCTTTTACTGGTGGCACGCCTGCATTAAGAGTTGAGTGCGATGCTCTTTGGAAAAAAGATGACAATATTATTAAAATAGACGAAGACCATTTTACTAATGGCGTGTTCGGTATGCCTGACACAGAAACTGATGAAGATGGAAACCCAACACTCTTTCACACTTTTGTAACAGGTGACCCTGAAAATGATGGTCACACTAGTCAAGATGATATAGGCACGGAAAAAGGAGGAATTACATTTGACTCAGATGTAGATGAAGATGGAGACCCATTATTTTTAAACACAGATTGTGATGCTTATAGATATGACGACGATGGGGACTTGGTCGATGAAGACCAATGGAGGGAAAATATAAATGCTGTAAACACCATATCGTTACTGTATCATATTGACAAGCAAGATACAGGTGAGGCTGACATTGAAACAGGCACTACATTATTTTTTAAAACAAGAATAGATAATCTTACTCTTAACCAAAGATATATAGTTGGTAATGCACATAGGCAAAAATATTTTGCAGATGTTATAGGCAGAATAGACGACCAAGATGGAAGATATACTGGCGTGCCTTCAGATGATGATAATTATGAGCTTATAAGAAAGCCATCTGATATATTGATGCACATTATAGAAAAAGAACTTGATTATAATAATGAAGATGCTTTTGACCAAGAGTCAGTTGAAGAGGCTAGGACTAATCATACGGGTTGGCAGTTTGACTTTTCTGTGGCTGAAAAAACAGAAGCTAAAAACTTTATAGAAGACTTTGCCAAAAGCACCAAGCTGATACCAAGATTTAGGCATAATGGAACATTTGGGTTTATCAATATATACCAAAACTACAGTCAAGCCGATACTATGATAAGATCTACTGATGTATCTGACTTCAAATACTCTAAGACACCAATAGAAGATGTGGCTTTGATGGTTAGAGTCAAATATATGTATGACTATGGAACTGAAAAATACACAGAAGCAACCAACTTTAGTAATGATGGTGCTGTGCCTAAGAATGTAGAAGATATGCAAGAAATGTATGCAATTAACAGCTTAACAGATGCTTATCTAGAAGTTGAGTCTAAATATATAAGAAATTCAAACACAGCTAAGTTACTAAGAAATTATTTGTTAGAGTGGTATAAAAACCAACATAACATTATTGACTGCACTTTACCTCCTAAGTATATGTATCTTGAGTGTGGAGATGTGGTAGAGTTTGATTCTTTGATTGAAGAGATGACTATATTTGGAGATGATTATACTGAAGAATATTCTATTGGAGAGGGCGTAAATGCACAAAAAGCCTTGCCTTATTTTATAGTAGAAGAGATTAAGAAATCACAAAAGAATGTGAAGGTCAAATTACTTCAACTACACAAGTCTAATATTGCAGATATACAAGAAAACAGCCCTAATTATCTAACAGGAAACTTTTACACACCAGTAGAAGAAATCCCAGAAGAAGATGTTATTGAGGGTGAAGAGCTTGAAGAAATAATATTAGGCGATGTAAATCAAGATGGTCAAGTAGATATTACCGATATAGTTACTTTAATGGACATTATTATATCAGATATAGCCTTAGAAAACTTAAATACATCAGTTGCAACAGCATCAGACTTTAATCAAGATGGACAAATAGATTTATTAGACATTATAGGTATAGCCCAATCAATAATAAATAGTGGAGATACACAAGTATGACAACAGCTAAGATAACATATAATGACGGTCAAGTTCGCCTAGAGTGTGACGGAAATCCTTTAGCTATAATGATTCAATATGAAGGCATTATTCAAGCCACATCAAATCTACCACAAGGATTTATTATTAAGGAAACTAAAAACAGAATTATGATATTAAGGTTGTCTGAGCAACCATTCCCAGAAGTATTGTTTGAGTATGAAGGTAGGTTTAAAATTATAAGGTCTGACTTATATAATAATAGAAATAGAATAACTGCCTTGTCTACCAAAAAAACAGATCAGTATTACAGAATAAAAGACAAGTACACAGAGTTGAACAGCAAATGGGTAGAGTATGGCGATACTTATACATATGGTGATATAAGCAAGAGGAAAACAGATATTGTTACTAATAATTTAAGAACAACATCGGGTAATTTATTTTTAAAAGATGGGACTGCTTACTATGGAGATGTTCATTTTCACTCTGATGGAACATTTATGACTGGTGGGGTTCATAATGAAGACTCGCAAATATTGTATAGAAAAAAGAAAAAATTTATTAAGAACGGAATTGCAAGGAAACTTTAAGGAGATTATTGATGGCTAATCAAAGCATTGGAAAACCAAGATTTTATGTAGACTTTACACAACTTTTTAAGACAAAAGGTTTTTACTTTTGGGAAGAAGGTTTGCAAAATGTCAATAAAATTGATAATAATGATGCTGAGTCAAATAATAATATATGGGATTTTGATTTATATAGACCTCAAACATATAATGCGATTGAGGGAAAACCAGATTTTTACTTTTATACAAATGAAGATAAAAACTTTTCAAGATTAGCAGGACTAGCAAACTGGGCAGGTTTCTTTAATCACGACTTTGCAAGCTCATTTCAAAGCGAAAAGTCTTTAATTATTGGTGGGACATTTGGTGGTCAAAATCAATACAGAGATTTGACTGATATATATAACTGCAATAATATAGATAGAAATGGATTTAGCATTGGAACATTTGATGAGTTTGGTGAGGAAAGCGTAGATAGGATTTATCTAGGATTAAGGCAATCTGATACTTACCCAACTGACCTAGTTGAGCCATTTAGTGTTGCTTGTGCATCTTTTGGCAGATACTATGATATGCCTAACTCTCCAGATTTAAGTATTAAGAAATCAATAGAATATGAAGGTGTAAATATACAGAGAACTTTAGGTGGTGGAGATTATGTTCAGATTGATAACTTTGGGACACCCGATTGGATAAGTGGTGAGCCTTGGGCTTTGGTGCATCCCGATGAAAGTAATTCTAGGGTGGGTAAGCACGGAAGAAGATCTTGGCAATTAACATTTAGCTATATTAGCAACGACAATTTATTCTTTGATACTAATAGATTAAACTCATTTGGTGACCTAGACTATGCTCAAGGCAGTAGCAACAACCCAGTTTCAGCTGGCTCTGAGATTCAACAAATATTTGATTTAACAATGTGTGGTGCTTTCAGTTTTATATTCACCCCAGATAAAGATGCGACTAATCCAGAGTTTGCTCAATGCCGATTAGACCAAAACTCTTTATCAGCTACTCAAGTAGCTTATCAGACTTGGAATATATCTATGAATATAGTAGAAGTTTGGTAATTAACTTTTTCTAGGGTCTTCAACAACAAAACCTAAAGTTGCAGAAAAACGAATAATACTATCTAGCAATTCGCTAAACTCTTCAACATTTAAATCTTTAGTTGAT